GTAAATTATCTAATACTAAGAAAAGCTTACTTGAAAGTCTCGTTACTATGAATGAAGTAGCTCAAACATTAGAGAAAATTAAATATACAGAAACAGCTGATTTACGTATGACTTATATTAAAATGCTTGCTGAAAACTTCATTTCTAGCCGTATGGGTAATAACCAATTAGCAGAAGAATTAAAAAGACGTTTAATTTTACGTTTATTAGATCATGTCGATATGTTAGACTTTGAATTGCTAACAAGACTATATAACGATTTGCACGAAACAACAAATCTTGATTCTCAACAAGCTTTTGGTATGATTACTGGAGCAAATGGAACAAATGCAGGATTTATGGGTGGTGGTTTAAATTTAACAATTAACAATGCTACATCAGAAGGTGCAAGTATTACAAATCAGACATTAAATGCTACACCACAACAAGTAGGACAACTCAAAGAAGTACAAACTATGAATACTTCTATTAAAGGTTGGGCAAACAGTAATATTCCACTTCCGAAAAGAAAACCAGAATAAAGTATTTACAAATACAAAAAAGGAGTGTAAATACTAATTATGGAAGTTTTACCAGTAAATATTGAAAAACTAATAAATAATCTACCTGTTATATCGATGAATGACGATGAAGAATTTCAAAAAATCATCGTTTCATCTGAATTTACAGAAATTTTCAACTTCTATAAAGACAATTACTTACCTGATGTACTTAAAAGTAAATCTGAAATATACCAGCGCATAAGTTTATACTTAACACTGACAGGACAAGGTGAACAATTCACAGAACAAACAGACCAAGTGCTATATAGAAGGCCTTGTCCTGATATTCATGCTTTTCTTACTGATAAATTTTATATGGGTTATGGTAATGCTACACTTTATCCATATTGGAAAAACGAATTAGAACAAATATTTAAAGAAGGTTCACCTATTCGCAAAGTAATATTTTCAGGTTGTATCGGATGTCTTACTGGAGATACACTTATAGCTACTTTAAACGGTGATAAGCAAATAAAAGATTTGGTTGGAAATTATAAAGATGAATGGGTATTATCTTTTAATACTTCAAATAAATCGTGGGAACCTGATAAAATTATAGATGCTTTTTCTACTGGAATAAAAGATATTTATGAAATAACTCTTGATTCTGGTGATAAAATAAGATGTACGAGCAACCATTTGTTTTTAACAAGAAATAATAAATGGAAAAGTATAGATACAGGATTATTACCTGGAATGTCTATGATGCCTTACTATGAACAATTAAGTGAAACTGGATATGTTCAAGTGAAAAACAATGTAACAGAAAAATTTGAAAACAGATATAAAATTGTAGGTAATTGGAAAAGCAAAAATCATAAAGGAATAGCCATACATCATAAGAATATAAAGAAATTAGATGATAGACCTCAAAATTTGTGTCTTTTACCTGTAAAAATTCATTATGATTATCATGCTAAAAAAGGTGCCGATAGATGGAGAGAATATAATGCTTCTATAAGTGGTGAAGAATTCAAAGAATTAAGAAGTGAAAAATCAAAAAGAAGTTATCGAACATATAAATCTAGAAAAGACTTTGAAGAAAAAGAAAAACAGCGAAAAAAAGTTTGGAATGAAATGCTTCATGATTCAGCTTGTCAATCAGCTAGAGCAAAAATAGCATGGTCTGTTTATAGAGAAAAGATGCAAGAAACAGCATCAAAAAATATTACTCTTAGAAACAAAACAGAAAAAGCTAGAAATATTTCTAGAAAAACGGCTGAAAATATGAGTAATTTAAAAGCTAATAAATCAGAAGAAGAATTAAAAATTATTGAAGCTAAACAACGATTAGGTCCTTTAATAAAATTTAGAGGTAAAAACAATGAAGAATGTATAAAGCTATTGAATTTTATACATGAAAAAGAACCGTGGTATGATCCAGCATTAGGTGCTAAAAAGAATCATCAATTGAAAAAATTATATAATCATAAAATATTATCTATAAAATATATAGGAAAAGAAGAAGTATACGATCTAACAACCGAAAGAAATCACAATTTTGCTTTAAGAGCTGGAATAATAGCACATAATTCTGGTAAATCTACTGTTGCACGTAAAGCTTTCATATATGTTTTATATAGAATTTTATGTCTAAGATATCCAAGAAGTGTTTTTAATATAGATGAAGATGCTACAATAGCTAATGTTGTTATAGCTACAACTTTAAAACAAGTATATGAAGTAAACATTCTACCTTTCGTAAAACTAATGTAAACCATGCCATGCTTTCAACGTGTCATGTCAGTAAGATCATTTGAAAATTTTGATTTAACTAATCCAAACATGCCAATACCTTTTTCATTAGAAAAAAGTACAGGTACCATATATTTTCCAGATAATATCATATTAACAAGTGGTAGTAATGCTCAGCATTTTACCGGAATGAATTGTGTAAATTCATTTTGCTTCACAGAAACTATGAAAATTTATACAAATGCTGGAATTATAACATTTGCTAGTTTGATGACTAGATTTAATCGTGGAGAAAAAATATATACTTATTCTATAGATTCGAATGGAAATAAAGAAAAAACATTAATAACTGATGTAAAGTGTACAGGATATAAAAAAGAATTAATAAGAATCTATTATGATGATCAGCGATACATAGAATGTACTCCGGAACATCCTTTTGTAATAACTAATCCAAAGAAAAGCGATGAGCATATAGTTTACGAAAACGAAATACCATATAAACAAGCTCAATATCTAACAGAGGATGATGAAATAGCATCTGAAAATAATTCTTTTGTATATGCATTGATAGATAATCGACCAGATTCAAAAAATTTCAATAAACCTTTTTACATAGGTATCAGTTCTCATGATAACAGTTTTGGAAAAATACATTCAACCAAATTTCAAAGACCTTATACTCATTTTACAAAAAAATCTATAAGAACGTGTAAAAATAAAATTAAAAATTCCATAATAAAAGACATTTTAAATAAAAAGCTAAAGCCAGAAGTAAAAATAATAAATCAAAATATTACTTTAGAAGAAGCTTTTGCGATAGAAAAAACTTTAATAAAAAAATACGGAAAAATAGTTGATAAAAATGGTATATTAGCTAATATCAGTGAAGGTGGAGAAGGAATAATTTTAATTACACCAGATATAATAAATCGTAAACGCAAAAAATTAAAAGAAACTTTAAGAATAAAACGTGAAAATATACGAAAGAAAAAAGAAGCAGAATGGAAAGAAATCACAAGCGATAAATATTGGAATTATGCTTTAATAGCTGTTTGTATAAACCATCAACACCAATGTCATTTAAATAGAGTAAACAGTAAATCAGAAGAAACAAAAAAGAAAGATGCTAGAAGAATAACTGAATACAATAAATCATTAGAGCATAGACTATTAACAGCTTATTATAATTCGATTAAACCGAAAGTATCAAGTGAAGAAAGCAGAAAAAAATTAGCAGCTAGTCAATCAGCTAATTGGAAAAGAAAGTCTGAAGAAGAAAAAACAAAAGATAATATAAGCAAAAGCCTCGGTAGAGCTTGGAATGTACTGATTCGTATAGAAAATAACATAGTAAATGAAGAAATATTTAATTCTCATAGATCAAAAGGAACTAGATTAGCAAGTACAGAACCTGTTTGGAAAACGATTGTAGAAAAAGTAGGAAGTATTGAATTATTTTTAAAGTTAATTAAAGAACGATACGGAAAGGAGTTTATCTATGAAAATTAGAAAAATAGAAAAAGTAACATTAGATGAACCTGTTCCTGTTTATGATTTAACAGTAGATAACAAAAACCACAATTTTGCTTTAAGTATAGATAACGGAATGTCAATATACTGTCACAATTGTGATGAGATCAATGACTACGGTACAATTGAAAATACAATGGCTCTTCTTAATACACTTGATAACAGATTTGCTTCTCGTTTCCAAGGAAGTGATTTAGTGTTTCAATCTGTAGTATCTTCTGCTCGTAGTGAAAACAGTGCTATGGGTGAATATGTTAGGCATTTACCACAAAATGATCCATCAATATTAATGCTAAAGCCTATGCTCTGGGTAGTGAAGCCAGATCCTAATTTTATAGGTGATGGTACTACATTTCCTATATTAGTTGGCAATGGTAGTATACCTTCTAGAATAATAATTGATCCTGGTGAACTTAAAGCTATTGAAGAAGGTAAATTTGAAGTACAAGCCGGATGTACACTAATAGATGTGCCAACAGTATATCGTAGTAAATTCGAATTGCAATTAGAGCAATCAATTCAAGATATAGCTGGTATGACAACATCTGATAATAATTCATTGTTTCGTGATACAACACGTATAGAAGATAGTGCTTTGTTGCCAGAAGTAACATTAGAAGTAAATCTACGTGATAATTGTAATATACTAGATATGATTACACCATACAATCTATTTGAGCAAGATTTAGGTGGTAGATGGCAGTTTAAAAGAGCTCCTAAAGCATTAAGATATGTACATAATGATTTAGCAGCTGGTGGAGAAGATGGACAATGTGATAGTAGTTTGTGTATATTACATAAAGAATGGAAATATAATGAAATAACTAAACAAAAAGATGTAATATATGTTGTAGATTTGCTACTATTTATTAATGCTAAAAACAAGATAGATTTACACGCTATACAAAACTTTTTAATAGATTTGGTTGTAGAAAAGAATATACAAATTCATACCGTATCGAGTGATCAATGGAATGGTGAAATATTTTTACAAGCTTTAGAAAGTTCAGGATGCTTCACAGAAGTGAAAAAAGTATCAGTAGATACTAAATTAGAGCCATATTTAAATTATGCTTCGCTTGTAGAATCAGGATTCGTTAAAGTAGGCAAATGTCCTAAGCTAAAAAAAGAATTAGAAGCACTCATATTAGTAAAAGGAAAAGTAACACGTACCGTAGAATTAAAAGATGGAGCAGATAGCACTTGTGGAGCTATATACAACGCTCAAATGAATTATAATGACGTTCCAATATATGAATATAGTGAAAATAAACCACATAAAGAATTTACATATGAAACATTCATTAATCCTAACGATGAAGAATTACAAGATTTAATATAAATTTATATCAGCTGATGTAATAATATCATTTTCAGGAATACGTATACATTTTATATTTTTATCTATTTCGATATTTCTTAACAAATCGCTTATTTTTTCACAATCTTCTTCGTTTACGTCAGTCAATAATTGTCCTATTGCATCATAAATCTGAGAAAAATCATAACCTAGTTTTTTCAGCGTAAAATACGATTCTGTCATATTTAAAGCTTTATAAAATAAATATACTTTTATGTTTTCTTCTACTATCTTTTTTACTCTTATAAAAGTTATTTGATTCATTGGATTAAATATAAAAACTCTTAATCTGTTTAATAGTATTCCATAAAAGCTATAATCATCATTTTGTGTTTCTACTATCATTATATGCTTCCAATACTTTTTCTATATCATTTCCATAAAGTTTCTTTAAAGAATCTAATGTTTCACAATCTTTTTCACTCGATGCCATTTTAACTAAGTGAAACAAAAGCTCGTTATCTCTTTCTTTTTTTATTTGTTTAGCTAATTCATTTAAATTATCTTCAATTACTTGAATTTTAAAAGTCATATTATTTCTCCTTTTTATTTATCCAATCTTGCATTACTTCATATATTCTATCGTAATCATTTTCATATAGTTTAGATAATACTCCATAAGCTTCTCCTGTTTCTGGATCAATGATATGCATTCCTGGTTTTATAGTTTCCCAACTCATATTAGGTTCTGCTCCGCTCGGTGTCACTGTTATTCCAGCAAAAGAACCTCCAATAAAAGCATCTGAAGAAGCATCATAAGGATAATAATGCGTATCGTTACTACTTGCATTTGATGCGGCGCCGGTTCCACTAGTTCCGCTATTTCCATTCGTTTTACCGGTTCCACCTGCTTTGGGTGCTCTAAAGTTGTAGTTTCCATAATTTGAAATTCCTGACATAACTTTATTCTCCTTTCATTTTGTTACAAATACTCGACATTATTAATTATTTTTACTTTTTTGAGATATTTATCATTGTTTATTTTTAGTCTCTCCTCTTTTTTATATGCCTAAATTCTAGAAAAAATAGAAATTTAGGTAAATTTTGTTGCTATCACTTAATTGTATGTACTTTTATATATTTCATTAGTATGTGTTGCATAACAATATCTTAGATGTATTTTATCAGATATTATGTATAACGGCAAGTTTTTCAAAAACTTTAATATTTTTAATAAAATTGTTACAAAAGCTTACAATTGAAAGCCCACAAAAACAAAAACGAAAAAACAAAAAAACCTTAGAGTTTCATTTTTCACTAGGAGGATTATATTCAGTTTCTACTACTGTTGCACTTCCTTCTTTTGAGACTCCAATCTCTATAGTTCCACCATCAAATGTATCAGATGAAGGATCATAAGTTGTTTTAGTACCACTTGCATT